TGTATTCGGTGCATAAGTCAACGTCCTTAAAGACTTTATTAACTGTTTACATCTTGGGTGAATAAACGTCCTCCTTTCCCCACTCGCATCTAATAAAGCCGTATTAACAGCAGTAATTTTATCTCTTATCTTCCACGGCGCACGTGGACTCGAAACATTAAATCCACTCCTCCTTAAAATACTATGATCAGTTGCACCAACTCCACTAGTTTTCCTCGCTCCACCTGTAGGGTCAGGACATGCTATTACTCTTCGATCTACCCCATATCTGCGTACGACTTCTTCTGCAAAGTCCCATGTGGTTGCCCCACCTGTGAGCATGATTTCGTCAAACACATACAAGTTCTCCCCATCTTTAACAGCACATACACCTGACATTGGATCTACGTTAAAGTCAACCCCTAACAAAACAGGCGCAATACTAATATCCTTCGCCTTCTCCGATATATTCGCATCTCCAAAACTAACAGCCACTAATCCAGTTAAATTTTCAAAACTTGCCTCAAACTCTTGCCTAAATGTTCTCTCATCTAATTGCGCTCTAGCTGCTTCAACTTCTTCTTTTGGTACGTTACCCCCCTCAATTGTTGTATAACACCACCTCTGCCATTCTCCTGTTGGATCACTTGCTGTGTAACACCATAAATCATAGAACCAACTCGCTGTCCCATCAGGTGTACTAATAAATAATGCCCACCCTTGCTTGTCTGCTAATGCAGGTCGAATAACTTCAAACCATACCTCTGAACTCATAAATGCTGCCTCATCTAAGACAACCCCTGATAAACTTCGACCCCTCAATGCCATTGCATTTTCAGTTCCTTTCAGTTCTATACTCGACCCATTAACTAAATCCAGCCTTAAATCAGTCTCGTTCTTACTCTGTATCCATACCTTCGGTACTAATTTCTTTAATGCCTTCCATGCAATGTCTTTTGCCATTCGATACGTTGGCGCACAATAAAAAAATGTTTCGCCTGGGCTATTGATCGCTCCACGAAGAAGTTCAATACAACTTAAATAGCTTTTCCCAAATCTTCGGCCTGCTACTAATACTCTGAAGCGTTTATCACAGTTGAAGACTTGACCTTGCGCCCATCTTAAATTTATTTCTGGTGCAGTTTTTACGCTCATAAAGCTCCATTTTTAAAGTTTTTTACACCGAACCCCCCTCAAATTGAAGTTTGAAGGTTAGTATCTTATTAATAGTTTATTGAATAAGTCCGTGACTGATTCATGTTTTGAAGATTTTGGTAATCTAAACGAGCCACAGCCTGAAGTGAAGAAGAAAAAAAGAGTGTTGGGTGATGGCAGAACAAAAGCTAGTTATATGGAAGCTAGGCAACAACGATTATATAGTAGACAGCTTGAAGGTCTTCCAGCAAGACAGCTTGTTCACGATCATGCAAAACGTGAAGGTGTTTCTTTGGCAACTGCTTGGAAAGATTGGAGGCAGGTAACATCTTGGACAGAAGAAGATTGGGGCAAAGAAAGAGAAAATATGCTCTCTCGTTTACAAGCTGCAAGATTAAGACTCTTTGATAAGGCGATCAAAAAAGGACAACTTCAAACTGCTGCTATGGTGCTGGATTCTATAGGCAAGGTCATAGGTGAAAGCGTTGAACACGTTAATATTCAAGCTCCTGAACTCTCGATCAAGGTAGAACCTAAAATAGACTAGGATATTATTCTAAAAACTTAAAACGCAATATATATTTAGGTTCAGGGGCCGTGGATACGGCTACTTTTTTTCGCCAACCCTCCCCCCATGCGTCTACTATTGCGGAGCCGTTGGCGTATGCCGATGACATACCTACTAAGTAGTTATCATATTAATTTTTTAATGAAAAATTATCCTAGTGATATTACTTAATAAATCTATTGACTAATATTCTATTATTTGCAATAATACAATTGATGCAGAAGGAGTATCAATCCGTTGATACAGTGACATCTTCAGCTTCTAGGTCTAAGTAGACCGAAACGCAACTTGACAACCAAATAAACCGCTAACAGTGGACTTCCTGGCAAGTTCTTTAAGATCTTGTGCGTCTGGAGCCAACTGTTAGACATAAACAAAAACCTATCTTCTCAAGTCAAATCAATGTTAAAGACCACATTGCAAAAGCAAACCTTCACAAGTGAAGCAGACGGTTCAAAGTTTACCGATCATCTCACTTTTGAGATTGTCGAAGACAAAGACGAGCCATCAACTGGAAGAAGTAACCATCAAATTAAAATCTCTATGATTAGTCAATTTGATATTGTCGAATTTGTTTGTTCTTTAGAAAAATTCTCTGAAGCTGTTGGTAGATGTTCTACTATTGACAACTTAAAGGAGAATAGTAGTTATAGCTTGCAACAACAAGTTAAAACACTCGCTGAGAACTTCCGTCCAATTAACTGGGATAGTTAAACAATGACAACAACAATTAAAAAGACCTTTTCTCTTGATGCTGAGGCATTGGAGACAATCGAAGACAACTGCTGTAGTTGGTGTGATTGGACTTCAGAAATATGGTTCAACATAAATGAAGAAGATCCACAGTCATCAACTATCAAAGTGGTAGAGGAGCATGACGAAATGCAAGGATCAAATACATACTATCTCTCAGTTAAACAACTGGAAGAGGCTTTTGATCCTTGCATTAAATCAGTTAACTCTGATATTGCTAGCTACTTAGTAGATTTTATAGATACTAATGACGCTGGTCACTTAGATGCAGAGGCCTCTGATTGTCTTCTGCAATTTGCCTGCTTCGGTGAGCTTGTCTACGGTTAACGATCCAAAAACAAACCCTAGTTAGTCACTAGGGTTAATTTTCTTTTTATTCTAAAATGTCAAAACAAATTGAGAACATTGGCGGGATTCGTCAGGTTTTACATAGTAAAGACGGCAACTTGTTTCTTTATTTAAATTATAAAGAAAAAACAACTGTCGTTGCTGGTAGGCTTGCATCTGGAGAAAGACTTGTAAGAAGCAAGAATTATTTTAAGCAAGGCACTAGCTCAAGCACTGAAAAACATATTACAATGTTTGGTCGTTGGTTAGTTGATAACGGTTTTAATCTTGGGAGTTGGGAGACTATCGACCAACAAAAATTAGAAGAACTTACGCCACTTGCATTATTTTAAAATGTATCAAGTCATTTACTCTGCCGATTATTTGGACAGCAAGCCATTAGTGAAATATTTTGAAGATGAAGAGTTTGACGAGTTAGAAGACTTTCTAACTGAAGAAGTAGCAAGGAGGGTTCAATGGTCAGTAGATCACTCACCTTATCAAGTAGATGAAGAGGAGCGTCAAATGATAGAAGAGCAAGAATGGACACTGATACAAATTCTAAAAGGTGAGAACATGAACACGTTGACCACTATTAAAAAAGATTAAGTCTATTGATTTTTGATAGATTTACTATTAGACTAATAGCCTAGTCCTTACTAGGCTATTACACCTAATAATTTTTTACTACTCCAGATTTTTCAAGAAAAAAAAAAAAAAAAAAAAAAAAAAAAAAAAAAAATAGAAAAAATTTAAAAATAAAAAATAATATTTTTACCGTAGCGGCAAGATAATTATCATTATTCTGAATGATTTTTTTGCGTCAAGATGAATGGCAATTCTGAATGAAAAATATGAATGAAAAATATGAATGATAATTCTGAATGGCTTTTTTATTAAAATATTATCATAAGTACTTGACAAGCATAAAACACTACCAGTAGTATGAAAATATGAATAAAAAGCCTATGCAACTTCACGATTTTCCTGAACCAATGCAACAAGCTGTATTGGATCATGCTCTTTCAAACTTAGAAGACCTCTGTGGCCTTGATAAAGACGGAGCCGACCTTCATCATTATTTATTTAATGAAGATTACTTCATTATTGGACATTATCAAGCTCAACAATTCTTAGGGGATCAAGCTTTTAAAGCTATTGAATACGTTCAGAATTATGAAAATGATAATTTTGGTCGAGTTTCGACTGAAATTACAGATGAAAAAATAGCAAATATGTTTGCTTACATAGCTGGTGAAGAAATTCTTTCACGCTCCAAGCACTTAGAAAGATGTTGGAATAAACCACTTAATGAAAATAGCTTAAAAATCATCGCTATGGAAATTAAACAATGAAATTCCATTCTTTATACCTACCAAATTTTTGGGGGTCGGCTTTAGTCAACGGAGACTATTCAGGCCTAGAAGATGACGACATAAAAGAGCTAAATCTATTCATTGAGCATTGGCAAGATGATTTAGATTTTGCAATTATTGACGTTCCAGCAGATAGGAACGCTTATATAAGTAGCTCATTTATGACTAATCACGATGCTAAAGATTTTGGTGTTTTAGCTTGCGATTGTTGGGAATATAAGATTCTCATAAAGCCTACAAGTCAACTTTATGATTGCTGTTGATATGCAAAAAATTAAAATCATTAATTATGATCGTCTTAAAAAAGACGATCTATTATTCCTTAAAGCAATAGAAGAAATTAAAAGTTTAGGCATACATAATTCTCAAATAAATTTAACTAACTCATCTTTTAAATCTTAATCATGTACTTTGACCGTTTTGACATCGTTGAAGCTTACCACCTTTGGTTTACTCATTATTACGATAGTATGTTTCATCCTAACTACATCCGTAGATGCAGAATAGAAGAGAATCTACAGTTTCGACCTAGTATATGTCATGGATATGACTCATTAAGTGAAAATGGGCAATACATATATGACCAACTAGAAGAAAAAAAATTTGTAAGTAGGAGTTACGAATAATGACACTACCAAAAGTTAATCTTAATTCAAAAAAGGATCACGAATTCATTAATTATGTATGGTCTTTTTACGGTACGGACGATCCAGTATATCCCATACAAGGATTAACTAAAGGTATGATAATTGTTGGTACATATATATATAGGCAACGTTGTTTAAATGAATTTAGACCTGAAATTTGGGGTGGTGGGGATTCTACTGATAGAGAATACGTTAGAGATATTATCCTTGATACATTCGATCTTAAGTGGGGGAACGAATAATGGAAAGAGACATGAAAAAAATCATTGAAACACTTCAAAAGCATGAAGCAGATACCGACCTCTTAAATGATGTAATGGTCATGCTTTTAAATAATCAAATAGAAGTTGCTAAAAGTACAAAAAAAGCATTATTAACTGCTAGAGAACATATTGAAAATAATGATGAAACGACCCAAAAGCAGATAGATATTATTAGAGATTTTGTTGTGATGTTGGCTGAAAAAATTACTAAATTAGAGGCCAAATTATGAAATTCAAACTAGAAATCGACATCGACAATGCAAGTTTTGAAGATCTTGGAGAAGGCCATGAAATCTCAAATGTTTTGCATAATATCATCAATAAAATTGAACATATTGATGAATTTTCTCTGGAAGATAAAGGTCGATCCAGAGATATGAACGGTAATACCGTTGCTTTTTGGGGAATTACAAATTAATTCCCGTAATTACGGATCTTTTTTTTTACTCTCTCCCATGAAATTAAAAAAATCTCTTAAAGAAAGAACTTGTTCTAGCTGTAAAAAAACTATTACAAGACTTAGCTTATATGGTTCTAAATCAAAAACCATACTAAACGATCCAAAAGGTCAATGCCTTTCTTCCACTGGAGTTTTTGACGAAAGTAATGCGTTTCCATTTCGTATTACTCAAAAACTTTGTTTTTGTGAGGATTGTGCTAATGGATAAAATTGAAGGTATTGAACACATTGAAACTGCTTTATTAGCTAATTCTAAATTAGGTAATAATAAAGATAATAATATTCGTAAAACAATTACAAGTGAGCTTCAAGAATTAGGAGTATC